TTATCAAAGCTCTTTCGGAACCAGCTCGGTGTATCTTTTCCTTTGAAGTAATTTTTTGAGTCATGCTTGCTCTCACTCTCCTTGAGGGCTTTTCTTTCCTGTTTTGCTTTTGCTATCTCATAAGGTGTTTTAATCTCCCCCCAATTCCACATGACAGCTTCAGGGGACTTTGTAAGCTCTTCTGGCTTGAATTTTGAAAGGTAATTAATGGAGAAAAAAATTTACTCTTCTGTCAAGTTGTTTTTCAACAGAAAAGCAATAGATGTTTCTATTTCTTTTTAAACTCTGCATCTGGATTAGTATATTCTGATTTAATTTCACCACAGTTTGTGCAAATAAAAGGTGGCTCAATTCTTTCTACAGTAAAGCGATAAAAGTGTTCATTTTGTTCCTTTAGTAATACTTCAAATTCTGGTAAGTTTAACATTTATTCATATAAGTTATTTATTTAAATTCACCTTCTTAGTTCAAGAAACTAAATGAGATAAAAAGGAGGTGGGAGCTCTTGAGGCATAGAGCTCCACAAGTTTATTCACATTCATGTGTAAACCTCTTTGGCAATTCCACAGTAATACCATTAACCAAAATTAATGTTATTAAGTTCCTCTTCAGTGAGTACTTCCTCTTTGTCAATATTTACATCTTCATCTTTACGGGTTACTCCTTCTTCAGAGGGAAGCATATTCTCACTTGACTTCTCCTCGGCTTCTTCAGCTGAGTCAGAACCATTTCCAAGAACTTCTTTGAAAGTAGCACCTTTGGCAATCGCCAGAGCTTGCTCAGGGGTCATATTTGGTGTTTTAAACTTCTTGAGGTCAATTCTCTTTTCCTCATACAGTTTCAACTCTGCTTCAGTTAATGGGGTGTTTTGACGTGCTGGGGTCACATCGTATTCGATGCTTGCAAAGTCATTTTTATCCCCAGACATCACAATGGTAACATCGTATTGTCTCAGGTCACCATACTCAGGGTCAAGAGCCAGTTTTTTAAGTTTCTTAAAAATGGCGTTTCCTTTATCAAGGAGTTTAACCTCTCCAGTAGCCCTATCAAGAACATGAATAATGTGTTTTTCTTTTGGTTTTCCCCAAGGTTGCTTTCTATAGCCATAATCTCTTAAGAAATCTTTACGAGTTTTATCTTTCAAGCCTTTTTTATCAGCTTCCGCAAAAATCTTTTTCATGTGCGCTTGGTTCTCAGCTTCCAGCAGGTCATCTTTTCCAAAGTACGGAATAGAACAACCCTCTCCACCATTTCCACGGGGAGCCCACCATTCTTTGTAGCTGTATGGAATCATATCAAGGATGCGAATTTTTGTTGAACCAATATCAAGTTTTAAAAACTCAGGGCGTTCTTTTTGACTATCTCCATTATTTCCCTCACTGTCAATGCTACCCCATGCGTTTAGATACTCTTGGTTTGTTGTCATAAATCATCAATCTCCTTTATAAAAAATTTTGCTCAATGGCATACTTTGGTAATTCTGTGGTAATACCATTTGTTAAAAGAAAAGAACAGTTTTTTATCAAGCTGTTCTTAGAAATTGCAAAATGATATTACCACAGTAATAACAATATTGTCAACTCTAAATTTATTTAGCTAGCTTGCATCTACCAAACTAAATTCAAGGGTTTTCCCAATCTGGACCACATTCAAATTGACAATCAACTTTCCATCTTGCCAATTGTTCTGGACTTCGATTTCAAAATCATCCACATCATAGCCGTTATCAACCAAACTTTGAGCCAATTCTTCAACCTCTTCATCTATCACCTCATCAAGTTTACTCAAAAATTCCCCAACCATTTGTTCTGTTTTCAAAGCCCTCATGTCGTCAATTGTAACCCTCTGGAAGCTGGCCTTTTTTTTCATCTAACACACTCCTTTGAAGTCATGTTGTAACACTATAGTAGTCTTGTGGTAATACCCATGTCAACCTTTTTTATATTTATTTGATTAATATATTGGTTTTATGTTACTTTAAACGATTGTCGATTCTACTAATAATAGTACATATGTTCCCATTCTGTGTCAATAACATATTGCAATTATTTTACTTTCTTTACAAACTTTCTTTAGAATAATGTTGGATACATAAGATACTTTTCAATGAGTGTTTACACCTGTTGAGCCAGCATCATTCCTTTTACATCAATGAAAGGAGTATATTCTCCCCAAACTAGACCTTTGTGTTTGTTCCTCCTCCAGTTTAAATACACAGTTGTGATTTCTAAAGTTGTAAAATTAAACACAGCACAAACTTGATTGTCATTTTCGTCAGTGCTTACAGTCCTTAAAAGAATTCTGCTTTCATCCTTCAATTCATGATAGTGGAATTCTACCAGATCAAAACCATCCGTCCAAAATGTCCTGAAAACAGCCATATCAATCCCTCTTTCCCTCGCTCTTTTCATGCTGTATGGGTTGAACTTCCATCTGTTTTCTGGTATAGACCTAAAGCGTTGGCACAAGTAGTTTATTTCTGACTGACTCATTTGTGAAACATGCTTTTTCATGGTCACACCTCCTTTAGTAATACTATGGTAATACTAATGGATGAAAATTAAATAGCTTCAGCTATATGTTTTGAAAAGATTCTTGAGAAACAGCGTTCGATTTTTTTTCACCATTCTCTTTTAACTCCATCAGGCTGTTTTTGACACTAAGTGGCATATCATTGACAACATAAAGGGTGTTACCTGCAAAAATGAAGATTTTAAAAGCACATCACTCCAGTCATTTTTATTTACCATGATAATACCATGGTAACACCAGAGTGTCAATATTTTAATTTAAAAAAAAAGAGGAGCTTTTCAGCTCCCCTATTGTGATTATTTTTCTTTATTCTCCTCACGTTTTGCATCAATGTAAGATTCACCCAAAATGTAAGCAATAGCAGAGCCCACGACACTCCAATATGCTGTTTCATCAATTTGTACCCCCAAAAGCTGGGTTAATACGACAAATAAAATAGTTGCCATAGCTGTCATAAATTTTCGAGACATAAGGAATTTTTTCATGTTGCCTTCACCTTTTTTTTTATCCTTTCGCTTTTATTTTGGACCCGCTCTGTGAGCTGGGAATGTTTTACCTCTTTAGAGGGAGAAGGGAATTATACCTTCTCAACTTTTATGCTTGCTTTGCCTTGTTTCAAGGCTTTTTCTACCTGTGATAAAGTGTTGTTTTCCTCAGTATAAGCACCAACCTGAACACCATTTACAATGACCCTATAGATGGTCTTTTTAGCTTCTTTTGGTTGTGTGGTTTTCACAGGTTCTTTTACCTTGGTTTTACTGGGTTCATACTTTTTGCCAAAAAAACTTAAAATTGTCTTTGCATTCAATTCAGCTATTCTTTGTCTATACTGTTCTTTGTTCTTTCCAAAAATGCCCTCAAAATCATCTGAGTTGGTCATAAAGCCATTTTCAGTAAGTATGGCTGTCATTTTTGTTTCCCTGCAAACATGAAAGTCAGTCCAAGTTTTAGGGACACTTGCGATAGCTCCAGTTCCAAAAATCTTAAATCCCATGGCTCTCGCTTCCTTTGTGTACTGTTCAGCCAGCTTTTTGGCTTCCTTAGCTGTATACCAATAGAAGGCACAAACTCCAGAAGCACTTGGGGAACCAGCATTAAAATGAATGGACCAATAGAGCTTTACCCCTAGTCTGTTAGCTTCATTTGTCCTCTTGGCAAGTGGAACTTCTTTTGACATTGGCTTTTGCGGGAGCCAGACCTTCAGACCATGCGCTTCCAGAATCTTGAGGACCCTCTGGGCTACATCCGAGTTGGCTGTGTGCTCCTCATAAACTACACCATTCTTTTTGACCCCTTTTCCACCTCCCCTTTCCCAAGTGTCTGAACCATGTCCAATATCAAGGGCAACATCATAAGCCATCATTTATCACTCTCCTGCTTTAAAAGTTCAATTTTATCCGCCTTGGCTCCAAGTTCTTTCCATACAGTCCTCAGATCATCATTCACCCTCCTTTCAAGTTTTTGGAGATTAGACTGAACACCCTCAAGGGTATCTGCAATATTTTTCAACTGTTCAGTGTTTTTACTGAGGTGGCTCATAAGCTCCCTTTCACGGTGAGAAGAATCCTTGAGTTGCTCTTTATAAATCTCAATTATCTGGGCTTCTCTCAGGTCACTCTCTTTTTTTTGCTCCTCCATTTGGTTAATGAACCAGCGACCTATAAAGACCAAACCAGCAATAAAAAGGATCGCAAATGTCACCTCTGAGTTTGCCAAATTATCAATAAGCTTAAAATCCATCCAGTTCCACACCCCCATCAATCAATTGAAAAACGAATACCAGATAGGGAAACCCAACCATTTGAGCCAACTGACTGAATGGACACTTCACCAGTTGACTTTATATCAATTCTTATTCCCCTTTGGCTCATAATCTTGCTGTATGTGTCATTTACACCAATTAAGCTGGTATCTGGTGCATAAAATATTTCTGTTGCTTTTGGTCTAAATCCAGTGGGTAAAGTAAACAGCGTTCCTGTAGTTCCACCCTTGATAAGCCCCCGGAGATTTACAAAATTACTGACATCCCTCTTATATTGAGCGACTTGATAAGGACTGCCATAATTAGACCAACCAGCACCAAGCGTGATATTTGTCCAAGTGGTTTCTCTATTTCCCAAGCCCCCAGCTAGTTCAACATATTGGAAGGTTGTTTCATCCTCACGTTTAACTCCCAGAGCTGTACCATTCCAAGTATATTGGAGACCAACACCATTAGAGCCACCTCCAGAGATAGGACCCCTATATTCCCCAATGCTCCCGAGAATAACGTGAGTTCCTGCTATGTTAGCCATCAAAACCCTATCATTTGCTACTGGTTTATAGCTGGAGAGGTGAGTATATCTTTTGTAGCTTGGTTTGTTTTCACCATCAAATATGACCCTTGGTTTTCCACCAGAATAAAAAGGGTCAATCCTACCAAGAGAAAAAGGGATATACACTTTTCTTTTGATCATATCCTCAATGATTTCAATAAAATCTTGTGTCTGAATCAATCTATACTCACCACCCTTCTCGCTTCATGGGTCATCATGGCACCAGCTTCAAGTTTAATGGTCCAGCTTGTTTCAGAGAATCTATCATCAATCCCCAGAGGGGCATATTTCAACTCAATAACATCATAGTATTCATGATGTGGCATAATTGGGGTCTCGAAAGTTACCTTTCCATACACCTGAGAAGCTTCTGATGCTATTCTCTCCACATAAGCATTAAGGGCTTCTCGGCTGGCTATGTCATCCACTTGTCTGAAGTCCACAATTCGCCTACCTCTGGAAGGAATACTCGTTGGGCTGTTAATGTTTGTATTATCCCTTCTTGCTGTCATCGACTCACCTTCAGGGTTTGATACAGTTACAACCCAAGAGTTTGGAACATCAAATATATCAAGCTCCTCCTCTACTCCCTCAACAATAATGGAAAGCTCCTGATCACTGTATGTGTAGCCAATAGCTTTTTCGTCAGGTCTCTCATAAGGGGAACTCCTAAAATACCCACCAGAATCCACCCAAAGAGGTGTATTATTTACACTGTCCAGCAAATCATTAATAGCTGATAGTTTGCTGTCTCCTGTAGCGTACTCCTTATCATTGGGGAGTTTGGCTCCACTTGGTATGTCAATATTGATTTTAGTAATCCCTGCACTTTTCAAAATATCAGTAACAGCCTTTTCATAGGTTGTTCCTGCTGGAAAGTAAGTTCTTTCAGTGAATTTATCTTGGTCCAAAATAATAAGACCGTCATAAGCTTCAACGGTCCTGACAACAAATCCACTTTCATCCTTCTTGGTTGGGGAACTCAAAAGGAAAATTCCCAAAGAAAACTCAATCCATCCACCATCTGGCATTTTAAACATAGCAAATGGTTGAATCCTGTCATTGAGCCAATCAACTTTGAGGGCACTTTCTTTCTCTACAGTCCATAAGTCTTCATATAAACTTGCTCCCAAATCAACCCATGTTGAATCATTAACATCTTTCCAAGTGTAGTAAGTTCTTGTATCAACATATTCATCTTCCAAAGTGAACTTTGCTGTTCTTTTGATCGTGTTAAAAGCGTTCATACTGACCTCTCCAGAGCGAACTCTTAGGAGTTCGCCCTTCTTTCGCTCTTGTCGATCAAGGAGGTCATACCTGAACTTGACAACTCTTGAGCCATATTTCCCATGAAGCATATCTCTGATCTCTTCAGAGGAATAGCCATCCCTTGCAAGTTCCTGCATGATTTACACCTCCTTAATTGTCTTCTATAAAATCGACCTCTGAGAGTGTCAGTTCAATTTCAAACCCACTAACAGACTTATCTTTAATTTTTGGTTGTCTAACCACACAGTAGAAGCGTCTTCCAGCATTGTCCCTGTAAAGGAAAGTCTCCCTCCTTTTGATAAACTCCATGACGCTCCTCAGCTCCTCAATGGAATACACTGAAAATGTGATTGGAAGGGTTTGGAGCTCAACAATTTCATGTTCAAACACTGGCTTTTTGCGATTAGCAAACACCATCATTTCCCCACCAAAGTCAAAGCTCTCCTCTCTATCTTCAGCATTTATCGCGATCAAATCAGAAGGATGAAGAGCCCGTTGAAGAAATGAATATGAGAGTTTTATTTCTCCTTCAACTATGTCGGAATCAGTATAAGTATCATTTTCTCCCCAAGCCCTAACCATATATTCATACGTCTGGTCTGAAGCCGGTGAGTAGTCAACCATAGAGCTATCAGGAGGCAGGTTATCCCCTATGAGTTGCCATGGTTGGGTAACAGCTGCGTTGTATTCTCTCCTGAATACTTGCATGTGTGAAGTGATGGTGCCATCCTCTGGAGCGGGCGTCCAGTCTGTCGCTTTGTTTCCTTTTTCAAGTTTGGCATTAGCGTAAGTCCCTGCTGATTGTGGGTCTGAACCTGAATAATGGCGAATTGATACTGTTGCCCTCACATAATCATCAGCCGGGACATTGGCACTTCCTATGATTCTTCCAATTTCCAAAGGTTTAAGACGGGTATTGGCATAATACTGTCTTAAAAAACCATCTTCTCTATACACTTGAAAAATCATGGTGATGTCTGTGCTTCCGACTGTATGGGAAGTGACATCAACGGAAAATGTAAAAGTACCACCCTTACAAATTTCCTTGACTCCATATTCAGACGCATGACCTATGAGATGATTCCACCCTGAAAAATTGAATGTTTTATCATCGCCAGATGTACCTAGTATTAAGTTCCTTCCACCAATCTGAGAGCTCCAACTCACCGCAATATTGTCAAGACTATCCCCGTTGTCATCTACCGTGACAACCTCAATAGATGGCTTTAACGGAGGTATAAACTGTGTCTTTATCGTAATTGTGGACCAACTTGACCATAGCCCAGAATACTTGTTGACAGTCCTCAGCCTTAATGTATATGTCTTGTTATTTTGAAGATCATAACCAACCTTGGTTGACTTGTTGGAAGCATCTTTTTCACTCCAAAGGACATTTGATCCCTCCCTGAGCTCAATCTCATATTCCCTTTGGTCAACTGAAGACCATTTTGCAATTATTTCTGATGAATTTATCACATCACCATTTTTAGGGCTCAGCCAAATTGGAGCGTTGGAAGCTTCTCCAGCATAAAACCGCTCATAATTTGCTTGCGGTGAAACTTCTCCCTGTTGGTCTTTAGTGATAACAGTCCACTCGATTTCTCCTAGTGGAAAGGTGTTAGGTGAAAAATCATAATATTGGCTGATGGAGTTTTCAAATCCAGTACTGGAAGGGATATAATTCCATGCTCCCTTTGCTCCACTCTCTGAAACTGTCCTCCACATAACCCTAAAGCCAGCTTGAACACCATCATCATTATGTTTCCAAGTAACTCTAAGGACCTTACCTCTGTCAATGATCTTTCCACCTGAAGGTGTCAGGTTAGTTGGTTTGGAAGGCGGAAGATTATGGGTAACCGTAAAATATGGAGAATAAACCCAATCAGATTTTTCCCCCTCAGCGTCAATGGTTCTAATTCTAAACCTTGCACTTGAGGTTTCTGGTTTATCGTGAACTGGGTAATTGTATTCCAAAACCCCAGCTCCCACAGTCCAAGTCTCACGCCATTTTGAGCCATCATAATAACTTAGTTCATAGCGCAATTGTGAGGTAGCCGTCTCTGAGTCACTACCAGCTGTCCAAGTGACTTTTACGCCTCCAGTTGCTACAGTTGAACTTTTGGGGTTTGTTATTGAGCTTGGTGGCTTTGGAGGTGTATTCCAGTCACCTTCAACAACAAAAACAGCTTGGTTTGAGTTCCCTGTTTTTCCATGAGCTTCAGCTTTATCAGAGCCACCATAAATAACTATTCCATGGTAGTTTCCTTTCAAATAGTCATTCATGAAAGCACTGGTCAGATCGGTAGTTCTCCAGCCAGTAGAATAAATAGGGTGAAGTCCTAAATATTTGTACCATGGCATAGTTCCGCTGGCTTTGTTGTATGTCTCCCTGTGTCCACCAAAGTCAAACTCCCCAGCGTTAGTTACATACATTTTGAATTTCAACTTTGCTGGTGTCTTACTTGTTTTTATAGCATCCTTAACAGTTGAAGGAATACCCAAATAAGTGTTTTCCCTATAAGGACCACCTGCATGAATCACACTTCCATTTGTGTCAACATAACGGTTGGAGGTGGCTCTATAAACTCCAACCCATGATATAGGGAACTCCTTTGTTGCCATTTATATCACCCCTCCATTTATCGACTTCTGGCAACCCTTCTGAGGTCAACCAAAAAGCTTTCTTCCGTTTCTGCTCTCAAGCTACCACCTACCATATGGACTACCTCTTTTGAGGTGTCTCCTTCAACCTGAACTTTTCCAGAATGTTCATGTCTGTGAATTACCGTTACTTTAGAGCGTCCTCCAGTAAAAGAATTAAGCGTTAGTGTGCCAGCTTCTTTTTGGAAATCACTATTGAGCAATTTCATGGCTCCAGATAAAACTTTTGTCATTTTAGGTACTTTCTTGAGCACCCCATCATACCAAGTTGGGAAAAATGATTCGCCTGACTTGTCGAGATCACTCAATGGACCTTCCTTCGCTGGGGAGAAAGGGAGAAGATTCCTAATCTTGCTTAGACCACTCTTTACAGCCCCAACAGCTTTAGAGAAGGCTCCAGTAATTCCCTTGGTGAAAGCATCAATTAAACCTCTACCAGCTGAGGTAAAAGTTCCAAACATTCCTTTAACAACTGAGATAAGGGAACTTATTCCTTTCCTTACAATTCCCTTCAGGGCTTCCCACCCTCTACTAAAAAGGAGGGCTAAATCAGTGTTGAACTTGGCGATCCTTCCAAGTACTTTATATACAAAGCTGTCGATTGCACTTGCCATGTTGGACACCCAAGACTTTATTTTACTAATGACTTGAGAGACCATTTTGGCAAAGTAGCTTACTACTTTCGATACAAAACTACTTACAGCTGAACCAGCCTTGGAAGCAAATTCTTTGATAAGACTTATTCCTTTGCCAGCAAACTTTCCAAGAACTCCAAGAATCTTACCTACAAAAAACAGTTGGAAAAAATTCCATATAAACTGGACAGCACCAGACAGTATGCTTTTTATTCCATTCCAAAGCATAGTCCAGTTTCCAGTGAAGAGCCCAGCAAAAACTTGCACAACTCCCATAATGAATTTTAGGGCTCCATCTATGAGACCCTTTATGTTCTCAAATACTGAGAGAACAATAAATTTTATGGCTGGGAAAACAAAATTGAAAATAGCAAGTATGACCTGAAGGGCTCCAGAGATAAACCCTGAAATAAATGTCCAGATATTGACAAAGGCTTGTTTTATGGACCCCCAGTGCTGACTCCAGAAAGCTGATAATTCTTGGATTTTTGCAAGTATATAAGTCACTACCTGCGAAAGAATTGGCTGAACCAGAGCCCAGATTCCCATGAAGAAATTGGAAAAAGCACTGAACAAACCTCCAAAGGTATTGACAAAAAATGACTTTATTGGCTCCCAGTATATTATGATAATGAAAGCTAAACCAGCCACAGCCATACCAATGGCAAGGAATGGAGCAAAAGCAACAACCGCTGAAACAATCGCTGGAGCCAGTGCAAAGATAGCTCCAATCAGAGCTCCCATAATAATTCCAGCAAGTGCCAGCAAGACAACCTGAACCTTTGTACTGGAGTCCCAGAGTTTTTCAAACCCTTGGAATAAACCTCCTGAGAACATTTCAACCAAGGTGGCAAGACCTTTGTTAATGAGTGGCAAAACAGTTGCACCAAACCAGTCATAAGCACTAGAGGTCAATGTCTGAGCCAGCCAAGAGAATGTCTCCCTTGCTTCCATGGCTTGCCCTGTGGTGGACTTCATCAAGTTGGCTGTACCGCCACCAAAGGTCTTTTTCATCCCTTCATAGATCAGTGGGAGAGCGTCCTTTGCAAGTAATTTGCCGTCTTCAGAGAGCTTTCTCACCTCTGCTTGTGTAAGCCCCATTCCGTCAGCCAACATCTGCCAAGCGTTTACTCCTCGTTCTGCCAACTGTTGCATTTCTTCAGCTGAGACTTTCCCTTTAGCATTCATCTGACCAAGAGCCAGACCAAGTCCCATAACTGTCTCAGTTCCTCCACCAAGGACGGCGGCTGCATCTCCAAGAGTTGGGAGCCATTGATTTACCTCCTTCAAGCTCATACCCATACCCATCAAGCTGGTGGCTGTCCTGTCAACACCCTCATAATCAAAAGGTGTCATTTTTGCATATTTTTTCATCCATGCCATTTGTTTCTCAGCTTTTTTGGAGGATTTCAGGAGTGTTGTCCAACGTGCTTTTGATTCCTCAAGGGTTGCATTCATCTTTATGCCTTCTTTGGCAACCATGAATAAGCCAGCTCCTCCAATCGCTCCAATAGCTCCAATGATTGGCATAGCTTTTTGAGCTTTCTGGTGAAGAGAGTCGAAACTTTTAGCAACCCCTCTTATCTTGGAGCTTGCGTTGTCAGTAGCATTGACAACTATGTCAATAGCATTTTTTGCCACTCATTATCACCTCCTCTTGACACCTCCATGCTTCTGAGCCAAATTCTTCCGCTTATGAGCTTTTGCTTCTTTCTTTTCATACTCATTGATAGCGTTCATGACCACAACCAACTCGGAAATGGTCTTATTGTCCTCTTCGTCTAGTTGTGAAGGCAGACAACCAAAAGTTTTACAAAGTTCAAAGATTAGTAGAGCCTGCGGGGGGTTCTCGACCTCCTTCCCGTCAAGGCTCTTGAGAACAGCAGACCTTATAGTTTTTTTTCTGCTTCTGTTACCTCGTTATCATCTTCTTCACCTAAAACCTGAATGAGCTCACTAACAAACTCTTCATCTAGTTTGTCAAGTGTTTCAACGGTAATTGGTAGAGGGTTATCATTTTCATCAGTCAAATCCCAGCTCTCAATCATTTTGATGGTGCGCAAAAGCCCGGCAAGTGTCTGATCAATCTCAGTCTGTTTGGTTACTGGGTTATACTTAATAGCCCCCTGAATTGCTTTTCTTGAGTCACCAAAGGACAATTTGCGAATATTAATTTTCGCACCCATAACCTCAACGGTTTTTCTTTCAGTTTTCTTTAACCATGGTTTATTTACCACTTTCATCTTTCCTTTCCCAGTATTATTTTGGTATTTCTATGGTAATAACGTAGTAAATAATTAAATAAGCCTTGAGTTTCCATCAACAGCTGTTACAGTAATGCCTGTGAAAATTGCTTCAAGTTCTTGTTCTTGCAGGTCCTCGGCTGAAACTGGCAGGTTATTAGTATCATAAAGACCAC